CGCCGCATCCTGCGTGTGATCGAGTCGCTAAAGCCCCTTAGAGCCCGCTTTGACCTCGACATCATGTTTGAGGCCGACGCTGCCGTCGGGGCCGCGATGTTTGCGCGCCTGACTCGCATCAAGCGCATTGCCGCGCTCGTGGAGCGCTGATGGCTCTGTCGCGTCCCAAGATCACAAGACGCGGGCTAGAGGCCCTGGCCGAGGCCGAGGCCAGGGGCAAGAGGCTTCGCTTTGTCGGCATTGAGTTGGGCCGGGCGTCTTATGACCCCACCGGCTTGGAGGAGGCTCTCAAGGATAGGGTCGAGGGCTCGAGCCTTGCCGACTCAAACCGGGTCTCTGGAAACCGCGTTCACCTCACAGCCGAGTTTCGCGGCGGGGGAGAAGGCTATGACGTCGGCGAGATGGGGATTGTGGCAAGCCTCGAAGGGGTGGACGCGCCCCTTCTCTTTGCAGTCCTCTCCAAGAGAGGCGAGATCCTCGCCAAGCGGATAGCGTCGGAAGACCTGCTTTTTGGCATCGACCTCATCCACGAGGAGATCCCCGACTCGCTCATTGCAGTCGATGGGGTCGGCGAGCGCCTCAACCTCTCCCTGGCAAGAGAGCTTGCCGCGGTGGCGCTTTCTCTCACTCAAGGCCAGCGCCACACGCTCGAGCTGATGCGAGACCTCGCGGCCACCCGCGGGGAGCTTTTGACTTTGAGGGAGGTCGCCAAGGCCTCGCTTGCGGCGCTTCGTGGCGAGCTTCAGGCCCAAAAGGCCGAGACGGAGAGGCTTGTTCAGGGGGTCAAAGCGGAGCTTGAGGCCGCAAAGGCTGAGGCGCGTGATGAACTTGCCCGCTACAAGGGGCGGCTGGGGGCTCTTATCGGCTGGCCTGCCGGGGCGGGGACTCAAGCTCTCCTGCAAGAGATTGAGCTCGACCTCTCGTCTCCAGTCCGAGATACGGGGCTTATCGACTACAGGTTTACCAAGAAGACGACCGGCAGCCTAAAAGTTGGGATCAGGGACCTCTGGCTTCTGCGCACGGCCGCGTCTTTCCCGCGCGAGCTGACGCTGGAGTTTTATCTGGATGCCACCTATCAACGACGCTTTCGCCTGGAAACGGCCGCCTACAGCGAGAAGTATCTCTATCTGAGCTGCGGGCTTGTCGAGTTTGAGTTCTCCGAGGCAGACGTTGCAGCTTTGGGCTTAAAGGAGGGGCTTGTGAGCCTAAGGATACTGGAGGAGGAGCAGGTCCTTTTTTCTCGCTCGGCGCGAAAGCCTGCCATTTTCTTTATGGAGTAGGGACGTGACTCTCGAAGAGCAGATAGCGCTTCTGGTCGACGAGACGAGAAGGCTGCAAGAGCTGATGGCAAGCGAGATGAGATCCCTGCAGACGAAAGTCAGCGAGCAGGAAGCTAGGATCACGGCACTCGAACAGGGGAGGTCGCCAGGTGGCTGAAGGTTTTTGGCATGGAATCGAGGTCGTGCCGGTCACGACGAGAGCTGCCCCGGGGGTGAGAACCCCTGCCACGTCGGTCATCGGCGTCGTCGGCACGTCGGCTCTGTCGGACAAAGTGACAGCCCACACGCCCTTTCTTGTCAGAGGGGCGAGAGAGGCCAGAGAGCTTTTCGGGGGACTCGATGCCCCAGGGAGTTTGCCAAAGACGCTGGCCGCGATTTACGAGGAGACGCCGGCCGTTTGCGTGGTCGTCACCGTCGGGCCTGGCGAGGCCGACGCTCTGGCTTTTCAGGTGGCGGGTGGCCAAGGCGAGCTGACAGGGGTATACGCTCTGCTCAAAGCCAAGGCTGCGCTTGGCGCCCAGCCGCGCCTTGTGATCGCGCCCGAGTTTTCAGCCGACGAGTCGGTGAGGGCCGCCCTGAGCGTTGTGGCAACGAGGCTGCGTGCTGTGGCACCGATTGAGGGCCCCGGCAGCGGCGACCTGCAGGCGGTGATCGGGAGCTTTCAAAGTCTTCGCGGCTCGAGGCTCTATCCCATCTATCCCAACGTCCGGCTTGCCGCTCCGATCGGGGTCGTCGGCGGCTCGGCTCTCGCAGCCGCCCTGATCGCCAAGACCGACGCTCAGCTTGGGTTTTGGGTGTCGCCGTCCAACCGGCTTTGCTCGTCGGTGGTCGGAGTGACCCATCCCATCGAGTTTTCCTTGGACCCCTCGTCGGGCGAGTCCGGCGCCAACCTTTTGAACAAAAACAAAATCGCCACATTCGTGAACGAGCAGGGCTTTCGCCTGTGGGGCAACCGGACCCTTTACGATGAGGCCGATGCGCTCGACAGCCGGCACAAGTTTATCAACGTGCGCCGCTTGCGCGACTTTATCGATGACGCGATCTTGGCTAGCCACCTTTGGGCCGTCGACCGCAACATCACCAAGAGCTACGTCGCTCAGGTCACAGAGAGCATCAACAACTACTTTCGCGACCTCAAGGCCCAGGAGGCAATCCTCGGCGGTCACTGCTGGATAGACCCCGAGGTCAACACGATCTCCCAGATCACAGATGGCCACGTCACGTTTGACTACGAGTTTACGCCGCCCTATCCGGCCGAGCGGATCACCTTTCGCTCGCTGCTGTCGGACGACCACGTGAAGGAGGTCTTTTAAAACGTGACGCTGCTTAACAACCTTCCGCAGAAGCTCACGCATTTTACGCTCTTTGTCGACGGCCGCGGCTACGCCGGCATGGTCGACGAGATCGTCTTGCCAAAGCTCACCTACAAGGTCGAAGACTACCGCGCCGGCGGCATGGACGTGCCCATTCCCATCGAGATGGGCATGGAAAAGCTCGAGGCCGAGTTTACGCTTGGCGAGTACGACCGCTTTGTAATCCAGCAGCTTGGCTTCCAGGAGGGCGGCCCCATCGCGCTGCACGTCAGGGGAGCCCTCAAGCGGCATACGCTGGCCATTCCCGTCAGCTGTCATATGCGGGGCGTCATCACCGAGATCGACTTTGGCACCTGGAAGGCCGGCGAGACGACTGCCATGAAGTTTCGTCTCTACTGCACCTACTACCGCTACGCGCATGCCGAAGAGGTGCTGGTTGAGATCGACGCCGACAACATGGTGCGCCGCATCAACGGCGTCGACCAACTGGCAGCCGTCAAGGCTGCCCTCTTGAGAGGATGAAGGGCATGAAAAAAGAGGTAATCGAGCTTTCTTATCCCGTCGAGCTTTCCGGCCGGGGGCTGGTGCGCACCATCGAGCTGAGAAGGGCCAAGGTAAAAGACCTCGAGATGGTCGACTGTCACGACAGCGAGGCCGCCAAGACCTTGCATCTGATCAGCCACCTGGCCGAGTGGAGCCCCGACGAGGTGCGGGAGCTGGACTTTGCCGACTACCGCAAGGTGTCTGACAAGGTGGCTGGTTTTTTAGGCCTTGCTCCCTAGGGGAGCTGCCGGCGGGAAGACGGGCACTTCTTGAGGTGAAGGCCGACCTGGCCTTTGTCTTTCACTGGACGATCGAGGCCATCGACTCACTTTTGGCCGACGAGCTTGCCCTCTACCACCAGCTAGCGCTTGAGAGGCTCAGGTCGACATGGCCGATTTCAAAATAAGGGTAAGCCTTGCCGCCAAGGACCTTCTCTCCCTGCCGCTAAAAAACCTCTCTGGGGTCACCCGCGGGCTTGGCGGTGAGCTGAAGCGGGCAAGTCTGGCGCTCGACGAGTTGCGCCGCCACGACAAGCTTGCCGGTCAGATGCGGGGGCAGGCCAAGGCCACCCTTGAGGCCCACTCCCAGTGGAAGACAGCCGAGGGACGGGTGAGGGCGCTTGCCGCCGAGATCAAGGCTGCCGGCGAGCCGAGTCGGCGCCTGGCCAGAGAGTTTGACGCAGCAAGAGTCTCTGCCTCGCGGCTAAAAGACGCCTTTGAGACAAAGACCGCCCGGCTTCGCGGCCTAAAGCGCGAGGCGCGGGAGGCGGGGCTCTCTGTCCGAGGGCTCTCTGAGCGGCTTTCCGAGCAAGAGAAGGTCTTTGATCGCCTCAAAGCTAAGTCGGACCGGCTGTCGGGGCTGCGGCGGTCGGCAGAGGGCTTGAGCAGCAGGGCTTCCGAGCTTGCCATGATCGGGGGTGCTGCTTCGGGATTTGGTCGCGGGGTGCTGGCCCAAGCGTCGCTGCCGCTTCAAACCGCCATGAGCCTTGAGGCCGTCATGGCGCGCGTGCGCTCGCGGGTCTTGTCGGGTCCAGACTACAAGGACAAGGCCCGCCAAGAGAGAGACCTTGCGACTCTGGAGCGCATGGCAGCCCGGGTGTCGACCCAGTTTGGCTACACGGGCCAAGAGGTTGCTTCCGCGATGATCCAGATGGGGACTGCCGGCCTGCAGTTTAAAGACATCACCGAGGCCAACCTCAAGGCTGTCTTGGCGGTCGCCAAGGTCGGAGACATCTTGCCCCAGCAGTCGGTGAGTCTTCTCACCGGCATTGCGCATGCCTTCGAGCTGCCGATCTCGCGGCTCTCGCGCATTGGCGACGTTGTCCAGTACACAGCCGACGTCTCCGACACCAACCTCACCGAGATCGCAGACGTCCTAAAGCACGTCGGCTCGGTCGCCAACGCTGCCAAGATCCCGCTTGAAACAGTGATGGCGTCGGTGGCGATGCTGGCAGACGTCGGGGTCAAGGGCTCGGTGGCGGCCACAGCTCTCAAGGGAGCGTTTCTTGATCCGCTGGTTCACGACACCCTCGGCGGCACGCCAAAGACCGAGCAGGCCAAGCTGCTCCGGGCGCTTGGCATCCGGGTCGTCGACCCCAAGACGCGCGGCATGCGGCCTTTTATGTCTGTCATGGAGGAGCTTGGCGCAAAGCTCTCTCCCATGGGGTCGGGTCAGCGGCTCAAAATCCTCGAGAAGCTTTTCGGACGCGAAGGTCTGGCGGGCATCTCAGAGCTTGTAAATGTTGCCGTCAAGGCCGCTCGCGGCGACAGTGGGGCGGCCTCCAGGCTGTCGGCCCTCAGAGCGCGCGAGGCTGAGATCAGGACCCTTTCGGAAGGGACAGCACTTGAGAAGCTAGGAATCGAGGGTGCGACGGCGAGCGCCTCGCTGCTCAGGCTCAAGGCCTCGCTGTCAGATCTTTTGAACGTGCTCGGAAAGCCTCTCCTTTCAGACCTCGCGCGGCTTGCCAGTACTCTGGCAGGGGTGGTCGACAAAACGCGCGACTGGGCGCTTGCCAATCCGGGGGTCACAAAGGCTCTCTCGGGCGTGGCGCTTGGGGTGGGCGGCGCGGCTGCGGCGCTTGGCGCCCTTTTTATTCCGATCTCAACCGCCCTCGGGGCAGTCGCTCTCTTTAAGGGAGCCTGGATCGGTTTTGGAGCGGCAGCCTCGGGAGCTATGGCGGCGGCTACGGCGGGGGTCGGCGCGCTAAAAATCGCGCTCCTTGGCTCAGGCATTGGGCTTGCTGTCGCAGGGCTTGCCGGAGCCTCCTACCTTGTCTACGAGAACTGGGACAAGATCACGCAAAGCCTCCAGGCGGGCGGAAGGTCGGTGGCAGACTTCATGACCCGCATGACCTCCTTCAAGGCAACCGGCACGGTACCGCTGGCTCTTGCCGCAGCTCAGCGGGGGCCGAGTCAGTCGATCCTAAACGCTCCCATCACCGTCAATGTCACAGAGCCCAAGGCCACCACCGCCGAGATCGCTGCCAAGCTCAAAGAGGTTTTGCGCGAGGTCAAAGACGAGGAGGCCAGAGCCTTGAGGGCAAGGCTTTATGACTGAAGGCAAAGCGCTCTTTGCGCTGGGCTCTTTTCGCTTTCTCTCCGGCAGAAGCATGTTTGAGCGCCTGACCCGCGGCGAGAGCTTTCTTTGGAGCGAGCAGGAGAGGCTTGGCAGCGTGTCTTCGCTGAGCTACGTGGGGCGCAGGGCGCGTGAGGTCGAGGTGACGGGCGAGACCTATGCAGAAAGAGCCTCCACCGATGACCCTTTGAAAGCGCTGAAAGACGAGGCTTACAAAGGTGAGCCGCTTCTTCTGGTCGACTCGGAGGGGCGGTCTCTTGGCAGCTGGGCGGTGGTCTCGCTAAGCGAGGAGCTGTCGAGTTTTCGCGGTGACGGCAAGGCGCGCAAGGTGGCCTTTCGGCTATCGCTAAAAAGCGTGAGAGTCGATGACGCTGCCAGTCCGGCCAAAGCCCTATGATCTACCTGACGCGAGGGGGCGAGGTGCTGGATCTCATCTGCTACCAGGTCTTTGGCAAGACCGCTGGCATTGTCGAAGAGGTGCTCGAGCTGAACCCGCAGCTTGCAGGGCTTGCGGCCGTCTTGCCTGAGGGGGTCGAGATCCTTCTTCCAAGCCCCCCGCGTAGCGCCAGGCCCGAGCGAAGAGAGATCTCGCTTTGGGACTAAAGCCGGGGGTTTCCCTCACAATCGACGGCGAGGAGAAGAAGGGGGTCTACCGCGAGAGGCTTCGGCGGCTTGTCATCAAAGACGAGCGCGGTCTGCTCTCCGATCAACTCGAGCTTGTTTTCGATGACTCAGACGGCAGGCTCGCTGTCCCTGAGCGTGGCCACCGCCTCAGCGTGGCGCTTGGCTGGGGGGAGAGTCTCACCCCCATGGGGAGCTTTTTTGTCGACGAGGTGTCTGTCTCAAGCCGCGGCGTCATGCGGCTTACCGGCAAGGGCTTTGACACCCTAAAAGACTTAAAAACCGTTTCCTCCAGGCTCTACGCGGCAGGCGACCTCAAGGGGGTTTTGGACGAGCTCGGCCGCATCTACGGGCTCAAGGTGAAGGCCGCCGCCGCGCTTTCCCGCGTGAGGGTAGCGGAGGTCTCCCAGAGAAACGAGTCGGCCGTCCACTTCCTCTCAAGGCTTGCTGGCGAGCACGCCCTCTCGCTCAAGCTCCAAGGCGACACGGTGCTTGTCCTGCCCCAGGGGGCTGGAGAGAGCGTCTCGGGCGGAGCGCTGCCGGTTATTGAGGTGGAGGCGCTCGGCGGCAAGGTTCTCGCCTGGGACTTTGATTTTGTGAGCCGGCCGCTTTACGCCTCGGTTGAGGCCGAGGCCTTTGACCTTGAGACGGCGCAAAGCGAGAAGGTGGTCGTCGGCAGCGGAAAGCCCGTCTTTCGCTTTCGCGAGGTGTTTTCCTCTCGCGAGAAGGCCGAGCAGGCGGCCGCGTCCAAGCTTGCTCTTGCCCGGAGGCAAGGCGTCACGGGAAGGCTCGAGCTGGAAGGCGAGGCAAGGATCTGTGCGGACTCAAGGCTCAGGCTTTCGGGGTTTCGCGCCGCAGTCGACGGCCTTTGGAGCGTGACATCTGCCACCCACACCGTGGCGCCCGAGGAGGCCTACACCGTCAGCCTCTCATGCGAAAGGCTGCCAGACCAACCGCGATGACGAGAATGGTAAGTATAAGGCCGGCCGGAATCCGACGGGCAGGGGGTGTTGTGCCGAGCGTATAGACGGCGCGAGCCAGAGTGAGCTTTTTGACCATGGCTTTGAACCTGCGATGAGTCTTCTGGAGCGCAACAGTCTAGCACGCAGCGCATTGTGGAGCCCGCACATGCGCTGATGGCTCGGGACAGTCTCTGTCCACACAGACTGGGTCCACACAGACTGGGTCCACACAGACTGGGTCCACACAGACTGGGTCCACACAGACTGGGTCCACACAGACTGGGTCCACACAGACTGGGTCCACACAGACTGGGTCCACACAGACTGGGTCCACACAGACTGGGTCCACACAGACTGGGTCCACA